CTCTTTCAAAAAAAAAGTGAGAGCTTTTTACGGCTCTCACAAAGGTTTACGGCAACTGCTCAGCAGTAGTTTCTTCCATTGCTTCTTGCATGTCAATATCCCCTGCTGTGTAAGCCTCAAACTTACGAGCAAGTTTTACAACAAGATCCAAAGTACCTTCTTCCAACTCAAAAGGTTTACCACCACGAGCTGCAATGTAGAGGTCTGTGGCACGAGCTAAAGCGTTCTGACGAACAATAGCTCTGTCACCATGTAGAGCAGGTATTGGGAATACCTTCTCTTTGTAGCCACTGTAGGCGGCTTTGGGAGCCGCTACAGCGGGTGCTGTTGTTGCCCCTGACGGGGTAGGTGCTGCGTCTGCTTTGCGAAGAATGTTGACGCTTTTAGTCTCCACTCCGTAAGTACCGCTTACACCATCAAACTCAACCTCATAGCCAACTCGAACACCTGGGTCTTTAAAACCACATTTGATCCAAGTACCACCTACTTTCATTGAGTAGGTTGGCTTTGTACCAAACTTGGTGCTTACGTCTTTTGTAGAAACTGCTTCTACGATACCTGTCTGCATAGTCATTTCAAAGTTCTTTCATATCAAACCAATTTTTACCAACTGATGCTCCTGCATTGAGCTTGAGAGCCAGCGGTATCTTGAATGTTTCTTCAAAGTACATGTGGGTACATTGAAGAATTGTTGTAATCTCCGTAATAAAATCATCTGATGAATCAGACTCGACATCAAACATTAGAGAGTCATGAACGGTGTTAACCATCTTCACATCATCTCTGCCCATTAGCTGTCTAAAGATAACTCCCAACATCATTGGAACAATATCTCCAGTAGCTAAACCTTGAACAGGATAGTTTTTAAACTCCGTTGGACTGAAGTTATAGGTCCGTGTAGACCAACTATCCTCGTTGTAATACTCTGAGAAACAAAACTTCCTGCCTGTCTCTGTCTGGTGTACGTAGGTTCTGAATTTCTCCCTAAATCCATCTTCATTGAGATCGTTTGTAGCTCTTAATTCAACCATTGCTGCAAACTCTGTGTGCCACTTAGCTACTGCTTTGTAGCGACCGTAGAACACATCTACAAACTTCTTAGCTTCTTCTAAGGTGCAACCTGCTTGTTTGCTAATAGCTTTAGCGCCAGCACCGTAGATCAACTGAAACGTTCTAGATTTAAATGGTTTACGTTCTTCCTTGGTTGGCATCCTGCCAAACATGTCCTTGTACAAAGCACTGTGAATGTCTACACCACTGCTAATGTCGGCTATCAATTGTTTGTCCCTAGTAACATGAGCAAGAGCCACAACTTCCAACTGATTAAAATCCACCTCAATAATTACACCATCAGTATATCTCGAATTAAAAATTTGTTTAATCGGGTTATTACTAATATTTTGTAAATTAGGATTAGTTGACGATAAACGACCTGTGACTGTTGCTGTGTGGTTTAGTTTGCCGTGTATGAAGTCACCAATGATATGCTTGCTTAAGCCTTGCACATACGTTGATAGTTGTTTTGCCAGCTCTCTATATTTCAACAGACCGTTAATAATTGCAATTGCTTTAGCATCAAACGTGTGCTTCAACATGTCGTTGAGCACTGTGTCGTCAACTGAGATTTGACCTGTCTTTGCAGACACTTTCTCTGGGTCTGGTACGTAAGCAATAAATGGCTTGATAACAACTGTCTTCTCTACAAGCTTGTACTTGGTGTTACCGTTTTTGTAAACACCAACTTCTTCTTTGACTTTGACTTTCTTCTTACCACCAAAGAAAAACTGTGACCATTGTTTAGGACTGTTGATGTCTTCTACAAGACCTGCTGCTAGTGCTTCAAGATTAAGTTTGACATCTACAAAGTTTTTTACAACTTCAACTGTGTATTCATCCAGTCTTGTTTTGTCTATGTGTAGTCCGTTGAATTGCATCTCTGTGGTTGCGTGTAGTGCTTCCATCTGAGTCTCAATCAACATAAGTTGCCCTGCTGCTACAGCACGTTTGTACTGTGCTTGAGCAATGGCTTTGGTATTAATAACATCTTGTTCTAGGTAAGGTATTAGCTCTTCAGGAGGAATTTTTTCAGAGCCTAAACCTGCTTGGAAATACTTCTTGATGGTGTCGTCTTTAAGAGGCAAACCATACTTAACAGACAACTCATCTAAGCTGGAGAACTTGGTGCGTTGTCCTGACAGGATATATTCTGCTAGTTGTGTGTCCCAAATCTTGTGTTGTTGTAGTTTATTTTTGAGTCCTGTACTTTCTTTGTACAGATACATCAAGTCAAAAGAAAAATTGTGACCACAAAGAACAGTTGTAAACAACAATCCATCTATGTAACCTCTAAAGATATTCCAATCATACGTAGTTCTTGGTTTTATTATGCACATACCATAGGCTACTACTCTGTTGTCAGGGTGCATAGGATGAGCTAGTCCTATATCTTCGTTGCCGTTGAGTGTTGTCTCAACGTCAATAGCTGCAAAAATGGGCATGGTCATGGTTTTCCATACGCCTTTCCATAAAGAATTGATTGAAACACAGTGATCCTGTGCTGCTTGTCTAATACGTTTAGGGACTTGCACACATGAGTTGCAAGCATAAACTTATCGTAAAACTCCTTTTCATTTGTAATGATTAGATTGATTTCTCCTTGTCTTAAAGAATGAAACGCAGCTCCTGTGTAAGAGCCTGTATCTTTAAAACCTGCTTTGTTACATCTTCTTACAAAAATACCTAAGTTATCTGTAAGAATTAAAACGTCTTCATCTGTGTCTGTAGGAGCTGGTACACAAGTTACTCTGCTGCCTACATATTCCATCTCAACAACATTCTCTTCAAACAATGTAAACAGTTCCATTTGCACTGTTGCCTCATCAATTGCTGCTTTGTATGTAGGACTTGTCATGCTTCCTCCTTTTGGGTCTGACCAACCAAATGTGTAACGTTCACTCATACCTTGCACGAATAGGATCAATAGTCACAAGAAATTGTCCGTGACGTTCTGACTCCATGTGCTTAGGACCACCACCAGGTAGTTTGTTCTTAGGAACATTGATTGTGCGGATCATTTCTTCCTCTGGACTCTTGGGTTCTTTGTACTTGCCAATTGTTAGGACTACGTCAGCCTCACCTGGTTTGTCAGTCTTAGAGCCACGCAAAGCGTCTAAGCCAATAAACGGAGGATCTTTCATATCCACTGCTGTTGCAGACAACTGTGATGCAGCAATAACTGGGCCATAGTTTCTAGCAAGTTCTCTTGCCCACTTGTAGATCTTGCCAAGCTTGATGTCTTCTCTCTCGTCAGATTTGTTAAAGCCATCTACTTTGTCAAGCTGGTCAAACACAATCAAACCTGGGTTAACCTCACGAAACAATGTCTCTAAGTCACGAACATGGTTCATGTCCTTAGTAACACGTATCTTGTCTTTATTGCCACCCATCAATGCTGTGTACTCAGTCATCGCTGTTTTAGAGTCAGCAATAATTGTTTTAGATTCTTTACCAAGTGCAGCCTGAACAATCCTGAAGAACACAACAGAAGATTCCTCTTCGTTGTTGACCCATACAACAGGTCTGTCTACAGGTAGTTGTTGTGCAAGGTAACTGACCTCGCTAGCCAAGAACGTTGTCTTGCCTACCTCAACTCGTGCAGCAACAATAACAAAATTGCCAGTACGCAAAGGACCCAAAGAACGATTAAGAACATCAAGTCTCCACTCATAGCCGCTACTACTGATGCGATCTGCAATAACAGACAAATCAGCAGAAACAAACAACTCATCCTTTTCAATATATCTCTCCACATCTTTAAGCGCATTGGTTGCTAGGATGTGAACGTGTTCAAGATCGCTAGAGCCTTCTTTGACCTTCTCACACTCTTCCATGATCTGAGCAAGGTAGTCCAACTCTATGAGAGTCTTGATTACTTCTTCGTGTGCATGGTGAGGTACAAATGTTCTTGCTTTTGTTATGGTCATGCGAAGCTTGACGATTGAGTCGTCAGTCAGTCGCTTACTTTGATCTGCTATTAGGAACGCAGAAAAAGATTCCCAGTTGAACTCAGTTACACCTGGGAATGTTTTGTAGTATTTGTCCATGCCATCTAAAATGACATTGGTTTCTTTGACCACTACATGCGGTTTGATGTACCGCCTGTATTTGTTTAGGTTCTCTTTGCTTTGAGAGCAAAGATAGAGAACGTCATAATCCATTGTGTTTTTCTCGCAGTCTCTTGATTTGATCGTCCCAACGAGTGCTGTTCATGTGCTTCCACTTTTCCAGCTTGTCAGCTATGAATGTCTCATTGCCTTTAAACAGGCGTGTGTTCAGCGCCATGCTCGCCACTGTTTCCATATCAACAGCATGATGTCGCACTTCTTCTGCATGAAGCTTTACGCCAGAAATTGCTGCCATGATGATGCGCTGCATCATTGATGGGTTTTTTGATCGAGTCGCCACTTCATATAAAAACTTTTCTTCGTCAACGTTCATGTGTTTCCTTTAAATGAGTGTGTCGTACAACTCTGCTGGTGTACATTGTTTGGGTTCTTTATCTATGCCAAGCACGATAATCTTTGTTGTTGATGGTAGGAAGTGGTTTAGTTTCTTGTATGCCTTTGTTGCTCCTTGTATACCTGCTTCATCGGGATCAAGCCAAATAAGCACGTACTCAAAGTTCAAGTCGTGTATTTGTCTTAACGTTTTATCTGAGAGTGCTGTTCTTAGTAACGCTACAGAGCTATGACTTGTGTCGTGGTTCACTCTGTAAGCACTGAGGTAGTCTTCAGTTATGACTAGCGTCTTACTGAAGTAATGAAACCAAGCTGCATCTCCTTTGGAGCTGCTGTTGGTGTAATGTGTTGTGTACTTGGGTGTTGCGTTAGGTGCTAAGTTGCGTACCTGCCAGCCTATCGGCTGTTGTTCTGGGTTGTGCAGTGTGAGAGCGACTTTGTATCGTTCACCTGCTACGCCATTAAATATGTTTTTTGTTGGATCGCAGTAATGACTGTGCAGCCACAGCTTACCTTCGACAGTAAGAGAAGCTATCACAGGCTTAGTGCTACTAATAACACTTGCTGTTGGTTTGTTGATCCAGGTAGACAATCGACTATCGTCATCTGAAGTAAACCCTGATTGGTTGCAGTGATGACAATAGGCTACCAGCCCTCGGTCTGTACGTTTGATGTACAGCCTACGCTTAGTGTCTACACCTGCTTCACACTCCGTGTGATTTATGTGTACCTGCTGTCCTACTACGGACGGAGCGTTGTCGAGGAGTATTTTGCGATTGATCATAGTTAAAGCCCAAAATAGAAGACTCTCCCGTAGGAGAGCCTTGTGGTTTTGTGGTTTTAGATTTCTTTGTTGCCGTAGATTTTGGTAAACAACTCGTCAGCAACTTTACGTTGTGTGTCGTTTAGCTTGTTCACGTAAACAAGATTGAATGCAGTTCTTAAGGTCATGCCAAAAGAAACTTTGTTGCAGATGCCAAACAATGAACGTGGAGACATTGTTAAGTTGAACTGACCTGCTTTGTAACCTTGACGAATCAGATTAGCAAGCTTGACAAGCTCCTTAGCTGCTTTTTTGGTGATAGTGTCTGGGAACTTGTTGGTCAACATCTTTTCTTCGATAGAAGCTTCGAGGTAGTCAACAAAAACTGCTGTGCCAAAGCGATCAAGAGTTGCAGAGTTTTGAACGTTAGTACCAGCATGTGCTCCTGTGTCATCGCCTTGACCTTGTGTATTGCCAATAGCTACGATACGGAAATGCTCGTGAGGGACAATTTGTTTGTCTTTGGTACTTCCGGGCATCTCTTTCAAGAAAAGCTTGCCTTCGTCCTCTAAGAGC